ATCATGACCGTTAAGCTTTTCTTTAAGCTTGCAGAAGTGTTCAAATATACAGGGTACAGGAACGTCCTTGACTTCATGTACCAGATTTTTTGTATTAAACATAAAACTGCTTTTAAAAAAAAGAGGGGGAAGTGGAAACCTCCCCCGTTGATGTTACTTCTTATACTACTTTACCGGTAGTCTTTTTACATGTCGAAGTCATCGTTAACAGGCTCGAAGCTGCTAACAGGTTTGGTTTGCATAGCCTTGTAGTGATACTGGTTGTTTTTGTCAAACTTGTCCAGTCTTGCTTCATCTACAGAAGCAAACTTGTACCTTGGTAAAGAGAGTTTTACAATAGTCTTACCATTGTACTCTTCTTCGGTGCCTTTGAGGAACCAGTACATGTCGTGTCCTTTTAAGATGCTGATTGCTTGAGCAACCCAGTCTTCAAGGCTCGCTGCTGAGATGCTGTCTACAGCTTCACGCAAACCAAGTTCTCCGGCAATTACTGTAAGTTTCTGAAGAATCTCATTCTTCATTACATTAGTTTCGTTAAACTGGTCAGTCCAGATGGTAGCTGTTACACGTGATGACAAACCTTTAAACTTAGGTCCGTCCTGGTCATTTTTATCTATAGACCAGCCTTCAAAGTTTTCAAGTTCTGGACCCTCAAGAATAAGTTCCAGACTCTTTTTGTCTCCATTTTTAGAGGTTCTTACATTGCCACTGAAAATGTGGGCATAAACTACACCTGGTTGGAAAGATTTCATTGTTCCACTACCAGTTTTTACTTCCTGTCCTTTGGTACTAAACATGTGCTTGTGTTTTAAAAATTAAAAGAGTTAGTTTTCATAATCAAGAACTGCTTGTCTCACAAGCTGCAGATCGTTTACAATCTCAAAGTCTGTAAACATATCCTTAGGTGCTTTACAAGTATTCTCACCATTGTTGCGGGTCTCAAAAACATGACGGATGTCTCCGTCTTTGTTCTTTTTTACCTTACCAAACAATACAATAGAGAACAGACCTTCAAGTGTAAGTTTCTCATCAACCATCTTACCGATAGTTTTAGCTTTAAACTTACGTTTACCTTCCAAGTCTGTTGACTCTTCAGCATGTGTCAGAAAAAATACCATTAGATCTTCTCTCAGATCTTTGGGCATACGGGCAATACGTGCCAGATGTGCACCGATCTGTGTGAACTTCTCATAGCCTTTCTCGTCTACACGATCAAAGAACTCAAAGGAGCTCATGTACTGAAAGTCGTCAATAACAAGGTTCTTGATTTCCTTTCTCTTTTCACTGACATACTTGATACATGCCTCAATGTTTTGAGGAGAGTTACCATAGTACATGTTCCCGTTAGGATTTTCCTTAGACCAGGTTGTGTACTTCTTTTTCCAGCCCCTAAAGGGGAGTGCTTTGTTAGCTACATTAATAATAAATGTCTCTGCCGGGTTCAGGTTTTCAATAGCTGTGGACTTACCTGCACCGGATTCTGCAATAACAAGAATACCTTGTGCCATATTTAAAAGTGTATTTTACTACTTTGTATTAGTTCATTGAGCCATGGCTTTAGACTTAATGGCTTACCTGTACGGATTGCTATATAGTCTCTAATGGTCATTTCACTATAGGGAGCATCAGACACTTCCGGTCTGCTTGTAAACAAAACCTGTGTATTTACTTCTTCAGGTTTGGTTACAGGTTTTTCTGCAGGAGATGTTGATGGTGTAGATATACAACGCAGTTCATCAACAGGTACGAGGAATGAACCTTTCTCATTCATCTCATACTCTTCTTCATGATTGTCATTACGACTAATCTTATATACTTTACGCTCAGATTCCAAAGGATCTAGATCCCTGGTAACAAGTTCAAAGAAAAAACCTTTGTCCTTCTTAAACTCTGATCCAAAAATACCCACTACATAACGTCCATGACGGTCATAGAAAGGCATCTTCATGTTAAAGTCAAGTGGAGAAATACCAAGAGCTCTGATCAATGGTGCGTGATATTCACGAACTTGGTCCAGCTTTTGTTTTTTCCATTCTTTTTGGTTGCCATATTTATCTAATGGCAGCTCTGTTTGTAACACGTTTACTTGAGACATGTCTTACGATTTAAAATGTGTTATAGTTCTTGTCCAATATCTGCCGATATAGGTCTTCTGTTGTTACCACCAGCACCACCTGTTCCACCACCTCTAGAATTACCATAAGGCGTGTAGCCAGTAGTTGCTGTTTGCGGCTCTATAGTCTCGATCATTCTTTGCCTGTTATATTCTCCATTCATAAACAGGACATTGTTGTCATCTCCACCGTTACGTACTTTGAGTAGATGGATGTAGATTTGATCCTTATGAGTAATATACTTTTTAGGACCATAAACGTTGATGTTGGACTTAAACGGGCGGTTAAGGGCAATGACCATATCTGAACTTTGCATTAGAGCGTCACCTCCAAAGATGTCTGAGCTGGTAGGATAGTTACCTATAATACCAGGATGGGCACGGGAAGCTTCTTCCATAGTACGGTTCATCTGTGTGATCATTAGTACGATGATAGGGAGTTCATTCTTGAGCTGCATAATCATTTCTGCTGTGTTATACAGTACATCAAACTTGTCCTTTTCACTAGTACTTTTTTTAATAAGCCAAGAATGATCTATGGTTACAATCATAAACTTGGCACCCATTTGTTTGTAATAGAACCGAATAGCTTTTTCTATATCAGATACACATATTGGCTTCTTAATAAGCTTACGCTTTACACCTGCTTTTTCCAATGCTTGGGTGTCTGCTAAATACCGCTGCATTTGTTTATAAGCAAAGTCATCTAGCTGCTGATAAGAGCTTAGCACCTGGTTATAGTCCATAGCTACTTCTGCTGCAAACTGTCGGGCTGCATACTGTTTGTCACCCATCTCAAACTGAAACTCCAGGATAGAAAAATCCTGGTCAGGATTGTGAAGACGTGACTCCCTCAGTATCTGGGAAACTATCATTGTTTTACCTGCACCTGGTCTGGCTCCTATTGTCATCATAGATCCCCATTCCAAGCCACCAATACCCGCATAATTCAGTCCGGTCCAGGGAGTCTTAAAAGACTTTACCCTTCCTGTTCTGCGGTCGTCTATATACTTGAGACCCTCAATGAGGACTTCAGAGTAATCTTTGGCGTCAAAAGGATTCTGTGGATTACTCATTTCTGCTTGTTAAATACCTTGTCTATAACGTCTTCTGTAGAGATTAAAACCTGCTGACCACCATGAAAGAAACCTTTCATCATCATACGGTCTACTGCTACTTTAAAGCCCTCCAGGTTAATGGCTCTAAGTCCATTTCCACCTGGGATTTCTACTGTTACTTTGTCAAATAACTCTTTAACTTCTACATCATGGTTAACTGTGTCTAGCATTACAGTTTCATTTTACGGGTTGTAAATATATAGAACTTCATGGAGATCACCAAGAAAAGTTCTATAACAAAATATTTCCATACGGGGAGTTCTATAATAAGCCAGTCTATTAACATCCAGTTCATTATAGAAAATACAAGGCTGATAAATAATCGGTGGATTATTTTTTCTACATTGGACATAAGTTTACATTGTTTGAGTGGGCTCTCTGTAGATGATATCAGGATCATCCTTAAGCAGCTGGCAGTAATCTGCCAGGCTGGACTTTAGCATTTTAGTTTTGTTGTCCGTTTTCTGTATAAAGTATGAGCTGGTAGCCATATACTTGTAGCCTTCTTTGCTTTTGATATACTTATAATAGTTGGTTGCTTCCAGTACAAGAGGCCAGTCAAACTCTGGGTAGGTTTTAAAGAACCAAACAAACTTTAGTTTTAGTTCTTCTACACTTTGTCTGGCTATCTCACCATGAGGTAAAAAGCCTGAAGGAAAGATTTCCCTGTACTCTTTTATACGATCCAGGAATCCTTCACCCAATACTTCAGTTGTTACCTTCTTCTTAGTTTTAACTAAGAAAGTTTCAAATTCATTGAGTACCTGAACAGCTGTATCAGTAAGTACACCTTGATCATTGATAAATCCACGGGAGTGGGCTATTATTCTTTCTGCATCAGCATTGACAATAGATGTAGGCTTTATACGGCTACGGCAACTATCAAGAAAGTAAAGCAGGTTCGGGGATACGTTGTGACGTATTAAACTCGTCCAGATCTGGTGACTCATGGTTTTGTTTTATGTGGTTTAGGATTTCTTGGAATTTATTTCTAAACTGCTCATTAGTTTCTATAAGATCAACAAAGGTGTTGACACCATGTATCACTGTAGTGTGATCACGACCTCCAAGTTTTTCACCTATTGTGCCTAGATTATACTTCATAGAGCGAGCTAGGTAGCAGAACATCATTCTGAGCTCTACTATTTCTCTTTTTCTAGATCTAGCGTAAAGTGTAAGTTTTCTACCAAAATGTTCCGGTAGAAAAGGATCAAAACAACTGATTAACTCGTCTAGAGTCATTAC